ACCTTCTTCCGGCACACCAGATCCTTTCGGTTTGTCGGATTTTGCTCTCACATAATCCGGCAAAACGAATCAGTTTGCAAGCCCTGATTTCGTGTCAAGGAAAATCGAACCCCACGAAGGCCTTTCGGCTGTCGCGGGGCTCTATAGTCCAGTGCCGTTTGCAAGCAGTGACGAACACTGGCGCAATTTTAGCTGGTCAAGTCGCCGCCGGGCTGGGTAAATCCTGGCTGGGGAGTGGTAGACGGCGCGGAACTCGCCGGCGCCCCACCCTGGCCGCCTTGCGCGGCGGGAACCGAGCCGTTCGGCGGCGGAGCAGCGCCGGCAAGTTGGTTCTGTGCCACTATCGACATCGCGCCGGCCTGGTACAGTTCGTCAGGGTCTAGGTCCAGCAGTCCGGCATATTTCCGTGCCAGGGGCTCTGGCGATACGCCGGGGAGTTGCAGCAAGAGCGGAGCGCCGCGTTCCAAGTTCGCAATTTCTGCCGCTTGGTTCGGCCGTCCACTGGATCCGGCCCTGATGTCGAGCATTAGCTCTTTGGCCAGCTCCAACCGGCTCGGGGGAGCGTCCGGCCACACAGCGCCGGGGCCGGCAATCTCGATAACCATTTCCTTGGACATCTCCATGAGCAGCACAATGCCACCGGCACGCGCCAGATCCGTCAAAAGCTGATCGAGATCGTCTACATCTGCGGCCACGGCCGACGTGCGGCTGCCCTCAGCAATGGAACTCTCGGTCGCGGTAGCACCGGACAGGCCGCCAAGGTTCGCTTCCTGCGCACCGACGGTGCGCAGCAAGTCTTCGTTGATGCTGGCGGTCTCGTACAGGTTTTGGTCAATCGGAGCGGCTGGGCCGCGCTGAAGCACAGCGTCAACAGATTGATTGTCCTGCAGCGCCTTGACTTCGATAAGCTCGAACGCAGATCGGTTCTGCATCCTGTTCTTCTCGTCGTCCTCGAAAACGCCGGCGCGAGCAACATAGTACGGCCGCGCCGCAATGCGGTGTTCGCGCAAACCCTGCCTCGCCCGGTTGTACTCGTCCTGGATATGCCGAGCGCGCCAGGCGTCGGACGCCGGGAACAGTTCCGTCTCGTGCTCCACCTCGTTGAAAACCAAAGGGAAGATCGTGTAGAAGCGCTCCAGAAACACCGGCGGCAGTTCAGGCGCCTTCAGATAACCATCGTGACCTTCGCAAATCGTGACAAACATGCCGCTGATCCGGTCTTGTATCTCGTAGACACGAATAGCGCCCTTGTCGCCCTCCATGTCGGATTCAAGGTCGAGCGCCTTGATTGCTTGGGCGCGCTTTCCCTCGAGCTTAACATCATACACCTCTTCGATCTGGCGCTCGGTCAAGAAAATTTTCTCGGCGAGCCACTTCGCACCAGACAGCGTTTTAAGGCTGTCACAATCAGGGTCAATGATAATCCTGGTCGATTTGGGGTATGAAAACACGATGCCTTCGCGGACAAGCGGAATCTGTTGCTGCAGCCCGTCAACTGTGGACTTCAACTCTGCCATGTCGGCGGAATCGTTCTCAACATCGCCGCGGTTGACTTCGCGAGCGAGCTGTTCAGCGTGCGCTATGTGCTGCGTGTTGTCTTGAATGCGCTCGTCAAGCTCTGGCGTGGGCTCGAACTCGCGCTGGAACCCCATCTTGACATAGCCAACGCCGTTAACTTTCGCGCGCCGAACCAACGCTTTAAGCTGCTTTTTCGTGCCAAGTGTCTGCTCGTCTAGCACGTGATCCCAGAGGATTTCCAGCGTTCTGGCAGTGCGGTCGGCGAGCAGATTGTAGTTCTTCGCTGCCTGGATGTCCTGAAGCAGCAGTGTGGCCTGCTCGACCGCCACCGGGTCGCCGGTCTGCGCCTGCAACAACGCGGTCTGCAGCGTGTCCATGGACCCGTCCCACACTTGATGCAACATCAACTGCTTGCGGGTGACGGATGCCTTGGGGTTCTTTGCGTAGAGCTGAGCAACCGCCAAATTGATGTGGCGAGCGATGATCGAAACCGTGTATTTATCGCTCTCAGCCCACGCTTTGTTACCACCGAACGCCACCAAGTCCATAGACTTCCGCATGCGCTTGAACGCCTTGCTGTGGACCTTCTCGGCCCGCATAATGCGCTCGAGCCAGCGGGATACGTTCTTTTTTTCATCTTCCGGAATGCTGAGATCAGTAGACTCCGAGACTGCGTTCTCGGAACTCTCCTGCTCAACGCCGTCAATTTCGTCATGCTCGCTCATTCTCACCAACCCTCGTTGCCGGCCAGGCGCTTGCCTCGCTCCGCTTTTTTCCTGGCGCTGCGCATGATCCACTCGATCGACCCGATCGAAACGACATTTGATTCGTCGTTCTCTGTCGAGTTAGATGGGCCGTGCAACCTCAGCAGTCCTTGACCAATATGCGCTAACCAATCGACAAAGTCATCATTCGCTGCGTTCGGAAACCGCAAAAGTTGTGCTTTGGCCCGCGCCCACCACGGCGCTGAGCGCGGAAAACGCACTTTTTTCATAGCCATACGGCCCTGAATGGCTCTCGCTCGCGTTGCTTTGTCTTTGGCGGGTCTCACGGGCGAAAGCGTCGTGTAGGTTCTCTCCTCCATCATGCGCTGCTTGAGAAACGGGCCGAAGGACTTTGATATCAGTTCATCTTCCATCCACCACAACTGCGGTTTGTGCGTCTTGAACTGAAGTAGCAGTTCATCTACGGTTTTATCCGTTTCCATCCGCTCCCACACGAGGCTAGGGAGAACCCAAACGTTATCATCCTTATCAACACCGATGCACCCAAGGCAGGTATAGTCTCGGCCCTGCTTGACGCTAACTGCGTGGTCAGACGCGCCGAAAACACGAAGATCGTCTGGCAGCGGCAGCTCATGTGGCTCGTACTCGACGAGCCAGTCTTCCATGAAATACACACCTTCGTCCGGTGAAGGCTTACCCATGACCAGCGCGTCGAACGTTCGGCTGTCACCTTGGCGCCACTGCGCGAAGTGGTCGAGGTTCTTCTCCCGCGCCCACAACGCCGCCATCGGTTTGTCGCCGAACTGTTCGACCACGACCGGCGCCACAGGCTTCTGCAGCGTCAGTCCGAGGTCTTCTGCCATCTTGGGGTCAGTAACAACACCTGGCAGATTGATATACTCCCAGTGTTTCGAGATGCCACGGAACCGACCCTTGCGCTCCGGGTGGTCGTCGTCGCACAGACGCCCGAGCAGATCATCTTCGTGCCAGCGAGTATGCAACACGATTATGGCGGTCTTGTTGCCGCCGCGGGAGTACGCCACCGAGAAAAACTTGTTCCATAGCTTCTCTCGGTGCGTGTCGCTTTGCGCTTCCTCGTCGTCCTTGATCGGATCATCGATGAAAAAATACTTCGCAGCGCGGCCGGTAATCGTGCCGCCAAGACCGGTCAGCGCGATCTTGCCTCCGAGCGTCGTTCGCATGAAGGTCTTGGACTTGCTGCTGGGGTCGAGTTGCACCGCTGGGAAAACCTGGCGGTACGCCGCGCTTTTCATCACGGCAAGAACTTCGTCGCCAACCTCGCCGGCACGCGTTTCGTTGTAAGTTGCCATGATGAACGGCGCCGTCGGGTCGTTGCCCATCAGCCACGCAACGCCCATGACTGGCAAATGCATCGTTTTTCCGTGCTGAGGAGGCATTGACACTCCGGTGCGCTGGCGCTTACCGGCCAGGGTCTCTTCTATGATCCTACACAGCTTATCACCCTGCGGCGTGCGTTGGTAGAGCGTCTTGTCGGTGTTATCCGGATCGTTCGGATCCGGCATCATGAGCGCGATGAACTTGGCCAGGCTCGTCTTTGCTTCCTTGATCGCCAACAGCCGTTTGGCGACGACGAGCCGACGCTCCAGCGCAACAACCTCGCTCGGCTTCATCTCGTCATCGTCAAAAACACTGGCCGGATCCATTACGCCCTCGCCATTCCGGCCGATATCCGCACGCGAGGCAACTCCGGTTTCTTCAGATCAGTCAAGATGATCGGCTGCCGCTCACGCAACCACCAACGGCTGTGCAGCAAGTAAAGCCACTGCTGTGGCGGCTCCACGGCCACACGGAGGTCATCCGCGTACTCGCTGACACCGATCACGCTACCATTCGCCAGGATCGGCAAAGGCCCGAGATATGGGTTGCCGGTAGAGTGGTAGTGCCCGCCCTGAACCAGATCCGGTCGACGATCGACCGATCCTTGCTGCTCGATGATCTTCTTGGCGCCGCGAATTATGGGAAGCATTGGGCCAGCAAAACCCTGCCCTCCGCGCGTGCCAATTTTGTCGAAGTGGGTTGTGAGCACTGTCCGCCCGAAAACCGGCGTGATCTGATCTTTGGACTTGCCAACCTGGAACGTTACCCGCTTGTCGTTGGCGAAGTGCCGCGCCAGCATTGACGCGATCAGCATGTCATAGCTGAGAACTGCGTAGTTCTTCGCTGTGGGCTTGACCGTCGATCGGCCATGATTACCGGGCACCGCCACAACATGAACGACCGGGTATGCTTCGAGGAGCGTATTGACGCCGGCAATCAACAGCCCGAGAACGTGTTGTACCTGCTCGTGGCTGGTGAACGCATTCGTAATACGCAACTCTTCGTGGATGTCACCACTGATCATGTCTCCGGCCAGCGACAGCAACACGCCTTCCACCGCGCAATCCTCAGCCCAGCGATTGCCTATGATCGTCGCCGCGGAGAAATATCGGTGCAATCGTTCCGAACAAATGTCGGGGTTAAACTGGTTCACCCCGTTTATCTCGTCCGAATCGATGACTTCGCCGTCGTGAATGTCAGACACCAGACAGCCGATAACTGCCCGGCCCTTCCTGTCGCTGCGAGCGCGGTTTAGCCAGTTCGGGATCTTTGTGGGTAGGTCACGAACACCGCCTAGTTCCTCTATCAGCCGCGCCAGTTTGCCTTGCTCCTTCTCCAGACGCTTAGCCTGACTGCGCCAAAACGATGAATCATGAACCTCAACAGGCTCCGGCGGTTCGACCGAGGTCTCCGGCACCACGCACTCGGCCGAAGCCGTCAGCGCCTTAAACCCCGCCTCCATAAGCTGACGCCGAGCCCTTGTGACTGTCTCCCTGTTAACGTCAAAATGCTTGGCCAGTTTGACCATGGATATTCTGTTGTCCAGCAGCCCTCGGTATATGTCGGTGCGTTTCTCAATCGTGATATTTGCTTTGGAAGCTCCCATGAAGCGCCCTTCCTTGCAAGCAGTCGGATCCGGCGGCGCCGAAACGCCGCCGGTAAAACTCACGGCTCGTTGGCGCAGATGGGTGCCGCGGGAGCGCGAGCGCAAAACGACGCGAGAGCCATCCAGTATGCCGGGTAACCGGTAGCCGTAACGTTGCCAGCAATGTCGACCGAATACGTTCCGGGCATTTCGGCCACACTCCCGTCGGCGCCATACTCACTGTGCAGAGCAGTCTCGCCAGGCTGGAGAATGGTGGGCGTACCAAACATGTCCACCAAGGGGCTGTCGGTTTTGCCGCTGTACCCGTGAGGGCTTCCGGTGAACCCGCCATCCGCCGCACATCCGGCCACAGTCAGCGCGGATGTAAGCAAGAGAATGCGCATCATGCCTCGTCCCCCTCTCCTACCTTCTTAGCAGGGCTGGTCCACGACAAGACCATCGCCACAAGAGCCATCAGGCCGCCGACGATCTCCTGAATAACGCCTTCATCGGCATACCCGCCTGCGACAAGAGCCGCACCAACGATGCCAAGCAAGTGGCGGGCTTGGCCTGCTAGTTTTGCACCGTGTTCCATGGTCAAGTCTCCTTCAGTTAAGGTGTAGTGCGGCTCCTCACGAACCCTCGAAAAAAACAATCCCTGAAACTCCGGGATCGGTTAGAATCTTAATACGGTTGATACTGACGTTAGCGTTGTGGATCGTGTCCCACGTGCGCCGCTGATCAACGAAGTCTACGGCGCGCATGAAAGCCGGGGCCGGAGTGTCGAGGTTTTCGATCACTGCTGCTACCTTCTTGGGGCCGGAGGCTGTCCCGTGGAGCATCATGTACGGAACTTTCACAGCGGTTCCGTTGCTGACGCGGGAGTAGTCAGCGGTGGCCTCGAACCACGTAAGCCCACCATCTGCGCTCAGCTGTACCAGAACACCGCTACCGCCCGAGAAAATCGCATCGTTCGTGGCGATGGTTAGCCGCTTCAGCCCGGTCACGTCGATCTCGTACGAACCAGTCGTGCTCACAGCGTTGAGCGCGAGGAAAAACGACACGCCGCCAGCCCCGCCACTGCCTGCCGGCCCTTGCGGCCCCGTTGGCCCCGCTGGTCCCGCTGGTCCCGCTGGTCCCGCTGGGCCCGCCGGCCCTACCGGTCCCTGCACTCCGGTCGCCGTGTATGGCAGACTGTTCCAGTCAGCCAATCCGTTACCGATCTTCTGCTTGCCGGTGTCCTCTTCCCAGCCCGGCTCACCAGCGGCAAGGATAGGGTTGGTCTGCGCCCACTCGGCGGCAGTGCCGCGAGCGAATTGAATCAGGTCGAAATCAGCCATTTACGTGGCCTCCATCAAGTCGATTGGTTGCGGAATACGTGAAGCTATGACGGCCAGCGTCAGCCTTGAGACGGCCAGATGGGCGCTGGGCGAAGGTGCCCCCGTTAACAGTACGCCTACGATTAGGCCGCCATGTAGCGCCGGGGACAGGACCAGATAGGATGGTTGCAGGCTTGTGGGCCACTATGGCGGCCCCGCTGGTGACGTTGGTCAGGATTCCGGGGATTGCTTGGGAGAGAAGCCAAGCTACCGGATCGGCTTCTCCCGCTTGGATTGCACAAGCGAGCGCTCCAGCAACGAAAGGGGCTGAAATGCTAGTTCCGTCTGCCGTGACAACCTGTCCGATTTGATTTGCGGCGGAGCATTGAACTCCGGGGGCGTGGAGATCAACAACGCCCCCTTGATTGGAGAAGTCTGCTCTTACGCTGAGTTTGTCATGGGCTCCCACCGTCACCACGTTCGGGTTCATCGCTGGCCATACGTTCACCGTGAAAATCGCGCCCAGCGTAATCGAGTCGTTACCGGATGATACCACAACTATGGCCCCGAGCGCACGCAATCTGTCGATCACTGCAATTGTAGGATCGCCCAGCCCCTGCCCGGTGATGCTCAGAGAGGCATTCACCACTGGTGTAAGAGCAGGAGGATTCGCCTCGATGTGATCGGCCACCGCATCAAAGGCCGCGAGGATAGAAGTCAATGAACCAACACCGTTTCCGTTCCATGCCGCCGAGTTGAAAAGACCTGCATCGGGCGCGACACCATAAGCTGTACCGCCAGCCCAGCCCAGCGTCAGCGTGCCGTGCTGGGTCGCTGCGTCGAGCGGCAGGCCATCTGGATTGTGGATCACCTGCGCCCGTCCACCAAGATCAGGCGTTGCCGGATCGGCCAGCGTATCCACGCTGTAGATGCGAACTCCAAGCCCTGTAGCGTCTCGGTCATATGCGGTTAGATCGTCCCGGTGCGAGATGTAGGCAGGCCCCCACTGGCCCGCCGCCAAGAGATTGAGTGAGACGTTCAGCAGATCTTGCCTAATCGTTGCCTGATTGAGGTCGCAGCAGGACGCCACGCCTTCCACGCCCTCGATCAACTCCTCCCACGCGGCAGGTGCCTCGACCTCCACCCGGCGCTCTGTCGTGCCTGTGGGTGTTACCGCGCCAAGCAATGCGAGATCAGCCAGTGTCTGCTGTAGATCGGCGGTGGCGGCGATATTGACGAGATGCCTCAAGCGCCGTCTCCTGCCGGTGCGGGGTCAACATTCTCCCAAGCATCGCCAGCAGCCCCTATGCACGCCATGCCGTCCGGCTGCGTGAATAAAAACGTCCAGGTGCCGGTTTCCTCGAAGACAAACACTTCGACTACCAGGCCCCGCGCGTCCATGCCTCGGGATCGAACCGTTTCGCCGTACTTTTCGCCAAGCTGCGCAATGGCGACTTCCCTCGGGGCGCACATCGCCTGCGCATTTACTACTTCAGGCATTGAGAACAGAGCAACCAACACCACCGCAGCAACAAGAATCACTCTCATGTCTAAGTCCCTTTCCTTGGAGGTTTGCCCAAGAGCGCGATGCGCGCCCACTCGTATATCCGGATAATGCCCCAGACGATCGCCAGGAGTGCTGCTACGCTTGGAAGCAAGTCGGCAAGAGTACCGACAACAGTGACGGCAGCCATGCCATCTCCTATGTCTCCGATGGGGCCGCGGGTTGTCACAACTTATACCCCACTAGATATATTGGCAGAGGAGCGCTGTTCATTGTTGCGCCGCCCGTAGTTTTAACCTGTATCGATGTGTCTTTCTGTGCCGCGTCCCTAAGCCCAGCCACCTGCCTAATCAGGCCCGAAAAGTGATTGCTCCCCCACGCCATCTGAGTAGAGACCTTGGAACTGTTCAGCGACGTGAAGACAGCCGAGAACCTAGCGTTGGTCTGGTTGTCTTCCGATACTCTAAAGGCCGCTTCCTGAGTTTGGGTCGCGGTAATGTGTGGCCTGTAGTCTGAGGCGCCAACATCACCCGAGACGGTCGCTCTGATTGTGTCTGTAGCGGACAGCACCGTAAGCGTAGGACTGGCGAGAACAGCGCCTGAATATTTTCCGAGGCCGGTGAAATCGTGAGAGGCCGAACCATCAGGTGCCCATGAAAAGACCTCATTTTTGATCTTATAGGTAGTGAGCCTTACTGTCCCGCCGGTCAGTAGAACCTCCGAGGCACTGATCCCAAACAATCTAATCTGAGAGAAGGAGGTAGCAACGGGGGACATGCCGAGGTTTCTTATTGTTGAGCCGGTGTCTCCAGCCATTGCTGCCATAATAACTGGGGCCGCTGTATTCAGGTTCCAAAACTCGGCATTAGCGTCTTGCGTAACGCTTGAATCAGTAATCCAAAACACGCTTTCCGTTATCCCCTGCGATCCTACTGTTCCCGAAGTAATCGTCTGCCGTAGCTGATCCGCATCCGACCTGAACACCCCACCATTGCCGAAGCGAGCCGCCAGACCAAAGCCCGACGCAGCCGAGACATCCTCCACCTCCAGAGTTGCGTATGTGTGACCCGCCGGGATGTTGAAGATGATCTCAGTTTTGACACCATCGAAGCTGTCAGTCTGGGTGGTAATTTTAGATGCGGCTTTTCTATAGCCCCTAATACGGATCGTGCCGGAAACCCAAGAGATAGTATCCCCTGTGCTCGACACCTCGAACCGGAGAGCATCTATCACGGCCATCGTGGAATTAATCCGCCCCATGCTGGGGGCAGCAGTGTTATAGGTGTTCTTGAAATGACAGGGGATGCCGGTCTGATTGGTGTTCGTAAGCCTACACCACGCAGTGAACGTGCTAGCGCTTATGGCTTGTGCAACCAGGGTTTGATTTGAGGTTGTGCCGGGGAGCATGTCCATATAGCCGGTCTCAAGGAACGTGGACCCGCCATCCGTTGAAACCTGCACACCTTTCTTGACGTTTGTGCCGCCGGTTGTCGTCACCGCATTGTCAAAAACAATATCAACTGCGTAGAATTTTGAGATATCCACGCCAGTGATTTGGGTTATGTCAATTGCGGTCTGACCAGAAAAATTGGCGATGTCGATGGTTTCGTCTACTGGCGATAACTCTCCGTTCTCCACCGCGCTGGAAAATCTGCGTATCCCCGTTGATCTTGCGCTGGTCGGTCTCATTTCTATTTCACAATCTTCATGCGGATTTCGATATCTACATCCATACCAGCAGTTCCACCTGTTTCTACTGGCGACATAAAGGGCCAAGCATCCCTGATAGCACTACCACCAGCAGCGCCGATAGAGATAGCGGTTCCTGCGGGGTCCACAAGAGCGGTAGGTTGGGAGGCATCGGTGATACCGCCATTCAGGGTAATCAACGTAGGTCCAGTGAAAGTACCAGAGACCTCCATAAACATATCGCTTACGTTGTGGTTGAGGTACAGGGGTGCACAGGTATCACCGTTGGTAACAGTCTCCCAACTAAAGTGAAGCCAAGCGCCTTTACGAATAGCAGTTACGGAAATTTCAGCCATAGTTTTATCCTCCTATATCTGCCAAAGAGTAAATATTTTTGTACTCCTCGAACTTCTTTGGACTCCTAAAAGCCTTGTTGATACCATCACCAGAGTAGTAGCTTCTGCCGATAGCGATTGATTTGCCCCTACGTTTGTCAGGTTTCAACACAGGCATAGAGGCCCACTCCCGTGCAATCTTATTGGCAAAGGTATCTCCGTCTATCTCGCCAGCAAGGAACTTGTCAAGGCCCCTTCCTTTCATTAGCTGAACGGCCATACGGTCTTGTAGTTCCGCAGTGAATACCTCTTTTCCAGTCAGCCCCATAGTTCTCACAAGACCACTGAGGGTACGGGCGTTAGGTTGGTCTACAATCTGGTATGCGCCAATAGCTGTGGTCTCTGGACCTGCTGGGTTGTGGGTGTTCTGCCACTCAAGAACCTCATCAATAGTCATCTGTGTTGGGGGTTTTGGAGGATCAACGGGGCCGCTAGAGGTGCCACGGCCAAACCAAGAGTCATAACCAAACCTGCCACCCTCATGTTCACGAAGAACAGCAGCAAGTTCAGCAGTAAAATCTCCCTGTGCTTTGTTCTGGTTCTGTTCAACCACCGCTGGGTCCTCCTCTACTGGTGTACGGGCACGATCAAGTGCTTTTCTCAACCACTCGGGTCGGCTCCTAGAGTTCTGCTTGTCTCTGAAGTTAATCAACCATTGAGGTTTCGTTCCCATTAGAAAGGCTCCGTTACAAGGTTTCCATCAGAGTCTAGATAAGAGAACAAGTCTCCTTTACTAAGACCAAGGCTAAGCAATTCTTCTTCAGAAGATATAAGAGGAATACTCGCAGGACTGTTGCCGTTAATACTCTCTTCAATCCTAGGTAAAATATGTGGGCTTAGGTCTTCAAGTTTATTTACCGTACTAATAATCTTATTGAGGTAATCTACCTCTGCAAAGATGTCGTTTACACCCCTTGCTTCCGAGAAAGGAAGGAAAGCAGGGTTGTTGGGTTCAAGGATAGCTAATCGTCGTGCTCCCTCTAGAGTCTTGGGAAGGCCCGCCCGTTTCAAGGAGTCAAATAGGAATCTTGCATTCTGATCCCTTGCCTCACCTAGGTCAACAACAACCCCCTTACTATCAAACGAAAGACCAATGCCGGGGAAGGCGTTACTAAAGTTATTAGAAAGCCTCACATTTGCTAGGTTTTTACGCTGTTCAAAGATAGTGGCGAGGTTGCTTGTGACAGAGTTCTGAAGGTTGGCGGAGGTACTGTCTCCAAACGACACGATATTGTTGTACGCTCCAAAGAAGTGACCATCATAGGTTTTATCGAACGTGGCTTCAGATACAGGTTTAATACTAGTATTCATGGCAGCAGAGGCCATACCAAAGCTCTCTGTTGCGACAGCCCTGAAGTTCTCATTACCGCTGTGTTCAGGAATGTACTGTCCAAACGTAGCAAGATTTACCTTGACTTCGTCCTGTCTTTGTGGTTCAGAAAGGCTGCGTGCTACTACGGTTGCTTCATCTGTAACTACTGGAGTCACGGAAGGGGGGTTGTCAGAGGTAACAGGTATTGCCGTACCTGTGAACAAAGGGGCACCTCTACGGGCTTCTCTCATCTCTGTCGGATTAAGGCCCTGTGCAGCTTCACTAAGATCAACGTTAGTGTCTGAAAGGACACCCTGCCAAAAGAAGTCTTGGAAAATTCTGTTACTACCACCACCGCCAACAGTGCTATTAATAATGTTGATAGAAGTCGCTTCATCCGCTGCCCGCAACACCTCGAAAGCCTTAATGGTGTCATCACCAAGAGATTCAATAGTTGCGATTGCGTTATCAAACGGGGCAAGAGCAATATTTACATCAAAATCAGGATGATTGGCAAACCCACCTCGTCGTGCGTCAGACTCAATCTCGTCTTTTAACAGTGTTCGTTGTAGCCTAATGTCCCGCAAAAAAATAGAGGCGTCTTCTATACGAGCATCGGTCTGCAACCCAACCGCTATAATACCCTGCATGCTGGCGGAGGCTTTTACACCAAACTTAGCTAACTGATCATCAACCACACCTCTAAGACGACCCTCATTGATGCCAACAGTAGCTGCCTCTTTTTCCTGTAGTAGCTTTAACGCATCCAATTCAGCAGCATCAGCGGCAGCACTTGCAGCAGCCCTTGTCACGTTAGCAAAGACAAGATCAGGATCAAACTCCCCTGTCTCTGGATTCTTTGAACCCTGTAAAAGGCCAGCTAACTCTGCTTTGCCTCTGTTAGTCTCAAGAAAATCTTTATTATTTTGTTCTAGAACATTTATAACATTAAAATCTTCATCACCTACTTCTGTCCCCGTGATGGCAAGAACAGTAGCCCGTGCGTCTCCCACAAGAGTACCATTCCCCACTACAAACGAAGAGAACGCACTATTTAGTCTGTTGTTAAACTGAGCCTCACCAATCTCTGGGCGTAGATTTTGAAGACGAGCAACTTCTTCATTAAAGGGGCGGAGAGTTTCATTGTCTCGGTCTTTTTGGGTAGGGCTTTTAACGTTGGCATTGCCGCCAGCCCTCAAACCAGCATTGAAAATATTTCCTACATTAGTAAGGGCATCGGCTATTGAAGTGTCGACGACACCCCCACCACCAGCGGGAGCAGACCCAATATCATTAATTTGGGGGGCTAAAAAACCAACCACTGCTATTCTCCTTCGTCGTCTAGGATATTAAGATTAGGTGCGTTCCTTCTACGGCCCTCAAGGATAACATCTCTGAGGGTAGAGGAGGCGTCTGGGGTGTAAAACCTCTTAAGCTTCTCTTGCTGCCACGTAGGAAGTGCTGCCACATACATAGCCATCAACTTACTCTGCTCGCGTGCCTTGTCAAGATCACCATTCCTCACACTTTCCTGCATTTCACGAGCTATTTCAGCTATACGATTGCCGTGTGTCCTAAGGTGGTCGTCTTGATTGGCAAAGGCGTCGATACGTGTGTAAGTCAAGGAAATTTCTTGTAACGGAGCACCAATTAGGTGTAATAGGGCATCAGTATTAGAAAGACCACTAGCGATGGTAGACCCATTACGAGACAAATAGTCCCCAGTGTTGTAAAGAACCCACGCATTATAGGCTTTATTGGGGCCAGTAAAGTTACGGATAAATTTCTTTACGTCCGCCTCTACCATAGAGGTGTTACCTCTCGCTACATCACCAAGACCCTGTAGGATACCATCAATTAAGTCTCCTGTTACCTGTACACTGGGGCCACCAAGTGCCTCAAAAAGAGTCTCGTCGTGGAAGTCTTCCCACATATTCCACATACCTTCGCCAACAGCAAGGCGTTCACCAAACCCCGTGTCACTTCCAGTAGTTGCACCAATGGCCCAATCAAGAGCACCATAACGCAAAGCTGTGTATTCCCCCCCTGTCAACTCAAGACCACCTTCAGTGACGAAGTAATCAAGCAGAGGTCCACCGAATACGGTACCACTTGCACCCCAGAAAGCCACCTGTGCTCCTGCAAGACGTATCCGTTCATTCCTTGTCAAGAGACGGTTGGAGAAAATACTCTCCATCATCTTAGAAGTATAGGACATAAACTGGAAGGGAATACTCAAAGGCCCCTTTTGCCAAGGAGCGGCACTAACTCGTGTCATAGCAGCGTTGAGAGTATCCTGCCTATTTGTAATCCAATTGACACCGTGATCACTAAACGGGTCCATCTTAGGAAATGCCTTACGGTACTCCTGCCAAGACACGTGCATTGCCACACCACGAGGAACTCGTTCACCCTCATCAAAGAAAGTTCTACTTACTTCACCAAGGCGTTTACGGTACCCTTTGGCCATAGTGTGACTAACGGCGTTAAGTTCGCCAATCTCTCCACCAATTATACCAC